ATTAGTAGCATTAAAGAAGGTAGTGAAGAAACTATCGAAGGTGCTATGCAATTAGTTACTAAATGTATTACTAGCATATTCGATGATAACGGTGTGTATGACGCTAAGAATGAGACAAAGAAGTCCTTAACAGATTTTGTTGAGTCTTTAAACAACGAACAGTTTATCAAATTGTCTGATTTCTTTTCTGAATCACCTGCATTAACATACGATATGGATTTTACATGCACTAAGTGTGGTGCAAAGAATAGCCAGGAGCTTAGAGGTCTTCAAAGTTTTTTTACGTAGGCCTCTCTCATGATAGCTTAGTTAATCATTATAAGACTAACTTTGCTATGATTCAGCACCATAACTGGAGCTTGACTGAACTTGATCGGATGATGCCTTGGGAGCGTGAGATATACGTAACACTATTAGGCGACTGGATTAAAGAAGAAAACGAAAGAATTAAGAAAGAACAACAAAGGAATCGATAATGGAAGAAGAAATTAAAAACCTAGATCATCCAGCCGATACCAACGGTGATGGTAAAGTATCTGACGAAGAACATGATATGTATCTTGATGCAAAGCGTAAAGAGCTTGAAGATGCAGATGCAATGCGTGATGCTCAAAGAAACATGACATGGTTTGCATTGTTTGGATTAATACTATATCCATTTGCAGTTGTTGTAGCATCACTTGTAGGGCTTGATGAAGCGGCCAAGACTTTAGGGTCTATGGCACCTACATATTTTGTTGCAGTTGCTGGTATTGTTGCAGCGTTCTTTGGCACTCAGGCAATGGGTAAAAAATAAGGATAAGACATGGCAGAAGATAGCGGATTGACCCCAAATGGTTCTAATACACAAGAAAGAACACTCCTTGATGTTGTAAACGAGTTAAAAGTGCTTAATTCTGCTACTGCAGTTGCTCAAGATTCTGCAACATATACTCAAGATATAAGAGATTATGTCACAAGCCAAGGTGATAATCTATCATCTAAGCAGCTAAGTGCAATAGAAGATTTAATTAATGCAATGCAAGCTGGCGAATTAGATCAAATGGAAATGGATAATGAACGTATCGCAAGAAACGAAGAGCGTAACGATCTATTAGAATCTATTGCCAAGTATACTAGCTTAAGTCTTGATCAATTGCGTGAAGAATTTGGTGGTAAAGATCGTGGTGTTATCATGGGAATGCTTATAAATGCAGCCATTAGAGGTGCAATTATCGGTGTGATGAAAGGTATCTATGATTCATATAAGTTTTTAGGCAAAGGTTTTCTTGCTGTAGGTAAGGGTATTGGTAAGTTCTTAAGACTTGATAAGTTCTATAAGGCAATGTCAACATCAGTATCTAGTGCCATGAAGTCTGCTGTTGCAAACATTAAAGGTATGTTTGGCGGTGGTGGTAAGCCCGGCATGATGGGTAAAATGATTGCTAGTTTAAAGGCTGGTATTACTAAAATGATGCCGTTCTTAAAGGATTTATTTAAGCTAACAAAGACTATAGCAACTAATGTTAAAGCTATAACCATTGGTGTTGGTGGTTTCTTTGCAGGAGCGATGGGATCTCTTAAAGCTCTTACGAATCTAAACTTTAAGCCTACAATGTTGTCTAAACCATTCATTGCTGCATCTAAGTTAATGGGTAGATTCTTTGCTCCTTTAAAAGACTTCACACAATTGTTTGGTAAAGTATTCGAGCCAATGATTAAAAACTTAAACGCTGCAGGCAAATCAACAAAGAGTGCATCTAAAGGCGTACAGACACTAGGTAGTACTATAGTTAACTTCTTTAAAGCACTCAAACCTGTTAAAACTGCATTTGGTATACTTGGTAAGGTAGGGGCAGCATTCTCTGGTATTGGTAGAGTATTTGGTAGATTGTTCTTGCCAATTACTATCATCATGGGTATCTTTGATGGTCTCAAAGGTGCAACCAAAGAGATGGACAAGTATAAAGACGCTGGATTCTTCTCTAAGTTATTTGCAGGTACTATGGGATTCTTGAGCGGTGTGCTTCAAGGTCTTATTGGTATACCACTTGATCTATTAAAAAGTCTTGTTGGTTGGATTGCAGGTAAGCTTGGCTTCGAAGGTGTTCAAGAATTCTTAAGTAACTTCTCATTTGCTGATAGTATCGGTCAATTGTTTAGTGCTATTATCGGTGGTGTTATGGGATTTGTGCAAAGTATCAAAGATACTATTGCTGATATCGGTGTTGCCGGTATGGTGCAGAACCTAGCGCTTAGTCTGCTAAAGATATTTAAAAAGATTATCTTATTTCCATCTGCTGTTGCGGCAGGTGCAGTTCGTGGATTAGCCGCAGCATGGCCAGGTGGTAAGACTCCTGGCGAAGCTTTCATGGAAGGATTCAATAAAGTATTTACTATGGGTGATGCATCAATTGATTCAATGAAAGTTCAAGGTGATGGTATGAATGAATCTGGCGAAGAAATCAAATCAAAATCAGAAGAGAATGCATCAGGACAGGCAAGTCTGGCTTCAAGAGCTGCTGATACTGCTGGATCAGTAATTGACGCCTCTAAAAATGCTGTTACTAACGTTGGTGAGACTATTATCAACACAATATCACCTCATGATCGTACATCAGCTACGGTCGAAGGTCCTTATGGCTAATAAGAGATCTCAGGAATAAAAAAAGGGACCCCGAAGGATCCCTTGAGTGCCACACACTTTATCAGATATGCTCCAGACTGAACTGGGGTGGCCTTGTAGGCGGTATGGTATCAAAGCTTCCCGCTAAGCCCATACTCTTATTATTACATATTAGCCCTGTTGAGCTAGCTTATCGAAGTAAGACAATGTGTCTTCTTCACCCTCATCGCTAGTGTCAAACGGAGCACTATCAGCCGCAGGCATTGATACAGCTTCTACTACAGGAGCAGATTGCATCATTGGAGCGGTATCGAGTGACGCATGTCCTGCATCAACACCTAGTACTTTATTCAACTTAGCTTTGAGTTCGTCGTACGACTTATAGTTTTTAGGATCAGTGAAGTCTGCTAGAGAATATAGCTTATTGTATACCTCTTCTAGTTGACCTTCATCACCGTTATACAGTGCCGCTGCTGTAGCAAACTCTGACTTATCATAGTTTACCCAACCTTCAACCTTTCGAATCTTAAGTTTAAAGTCAGCACCTTCCCAAAAATCATAAGGATTTACTGGTTGTTCATCTGCAAATTGTGGTTGCATTACATCCATGATTTTATCAAAGATCTTTTTACCAAATTTGTAAAGGAATACCTTTCCTTCGTTTTGTGGGTTAGCAGGGTCAGATACGACCAAGATGTTTGACGCATAGTGCAAACGTCTCTTTCTATCCCTTGCTGTTGCTTTATCCTCATCACGACCAGAGTTCCATAACACAGAGTTCATCTCTGATACTGGATCATCTTGACCGATAGTAGTTAAGCTATTTTCGATATACCATAGACCAGTAGGACCTTTAAAACCATGATCCCAATACCTTACCCAAGGAAGATCTTCACCTTCTTTAGCTGGTAGGAATCTGATTACGGCATAACCGTTTCCTGCTTTATCTCTGGTTGGTTTCCAAAACCTATCATCGTCGTAAGACTTTGTTTCGGTTTTAGTAGACACAGCTTCCGCTGCTTTAACGAGTTTGTCGATTGACGAGCCTCGTGAGCTCTTTAGATTTGCAAATGACATATATTTTCTCCGTATTGCATTGTATTAAGACGTAATTGTCTTTTCTATTTTTATTGCTGAAATATCCACTTCATACATAATGTATATTATAACACAAATGTGTTACTTTGTAAACCCTTTTGTCAATAAACTTAAACATTTATCTCGATTAAAGTTTACAAATGGTTCATATTTCTCGATCAATCTACGAGTATCAGGCCATACAATGGTATCCGATATGTTCTTAGACTCACGATCAATGAACTTAAATATGGCGTTAAGAATAACAACAGTCTCTAAACTAATCTCTTCTTGCAGCCATAACTTTACCACAAGAGGATGTGCATTGTCACCTGTCTTAAACAAGTAATCAAATGACACATTCTCTTCTGTTAATCTATTTATATCAATAGAAAACACACGATGAATACTTTCTTGAATTCGTTTGTGCTCTCTATAGTTTTGTTCTCCCTCTTCATCCATCATATCACCAATGTAACTTTTACCAGCTTTAAAGTTGGCAACATAATAGTCCTTTAGTTCTCCATTGTGCTTACGTCCAAGCTTTGCAAAGAAGTACTTATCCTTGCGTTTAAAGAAAGAGTTAGGTGT